TTGAAATACTTCCTATGGCAGCAGAACCAGCTTCTATACCAGCAGAGCTCCTCAAAGCAAAACAAGGCGAATACCGAAGAATTTAATAAGGTGGCTGTTTGTCCGCTATGTAATACCTATATGATTGCCATAAAAGCAACAGCAGAGGCATAGAAAGTGGGTATTTATAGTGGAGAAAAGGTATTTTTCAGCAGTTATTTTTGTAAGTATATTGTAAATCAGTAACTTATGTGCAAAATACCCTTATTACTATGGTAATACCCCCCACGCAATACGCCCAAAAGTGCCGATAATGGCTTTATATGGGTATTATACCCCTACCTTAATACTACCAAAAAAGGAGCTAAATGTACGCCCAACTGTACGCCCAACTGTACGCCCAACTCCAAAAAGTGCCTTTTTGAGCGTGGAGGTACAGGGTACCTTTTTAGGCTATTTTCTGCCCCGCTGGAGGTGGCTTTTGCAGTAGCTATAAGGCACAAAAAAACGCCCAAAAAGGGCGTATTTATTAGGGTTTGGGGCTTTTCTGGGGGTGTTACTTGCACCGCTGGTATATAATGCATATATTTGTACCAAATGTTGCAGCCTTTTGGGGCATTTTATGCATATAAATGTAGCTTTTTGTACATTTTGTTTTACCTGCCTTTTGGGACTTTTTTATTGTAACTACTTGTATTTTAATGCTTTTTGAGGCTTTTTTTGTTGTAGGTATATGTGCATTATGTTTTACCCCTTGTAATCTTATTTTTCCTATTGAATAACGTGTGCGTTTGGTAAACAATTCCTCTATTTGTCGGGAAGGCATAGGTTCTGAAGCACTGCCTATGCGAATGAAAGCGCCTTTTTCTGAAAGTCCGTATTTTTTGATATAGTAGGGTTTTTCATAGCCTCCTGCTACAATAATTTTAACTATATTCTTATCATCGCGTTTTTCTAAAAGAATGTCGAACAAGCCCATACACGAGGGGAGTATATTGTTCTTAAAGCGGTCTTTGAGTTCTAATTGTACAGCATCGGGGTCGGGTACTCCAATGGTTTTTCCTGTTTTATCAATGCCAATATAGATAAAACCTCCTTCATTTGCATTGAGAAAAGCAACTACTTCTTTTTCTAATTCGGGGGTTACTCGTTGTTTGTATTCTATATTTTTAGATTCAATCATTGTAATAGAATTTTTTATAGCGCAAAGATAGCAAAAATATACTATATAATAATTGAACTTTATTTTGTACCTTTGCAAAAATATATGAATATGAACATAAATGTATTAACAAAAGAACCTGAAATACTTACGGATAAAAAGGGTAATTCTTTTAGATTAATTCCGGAAGAAGAATATAATTATATGCTAAATGCTATTAGTTTTTATGACGAAGAAGATCTTACAGAAGAAGACCTTAGAAAAATAGCTATCTCAAAAGAACAATCTAAACTGGGATTAACTTCTAAAAGCGAAGATGTTTTTAAAAGAATTCAAGAAAAAAGGAGTAAACAATGGAAATAACTTGGACTGCAGAATAGGAACTTCAATAGAGGTGTGAGCCACACGAGCGATTATGGGAGCTATGGAAATTATGAATTTTGAATTGGGCACAAGCTGCAAGCTTGCGCCAGCGGGGGTATTGTTCCTGATAAAGGATTAAAAGAAAAACCTGTTCTTGAATCATCTATTTCTAATAAAAAAAAATACTTA